TGAAATAATTCCATCTTCAATCTCTTTTTTAATTTGATTGTCGATATCTTCTATTTCTCTTTCATTTTGTTTTAAAATATTTTTTCTAATATATTCAACTGAAAAATATTTTCCAACATAATCTCTCATATCATTAGCTAAAGCAATTCTATCTCTTAACATTTCAGATTGCTTTAATTCAGCAAAATGACCGTCTTGTAAGAAATCATATTGTATTCTTTCTCTAATAGAAGGCCAATCTTGTTCACCAATAACACCTTTTAAAACAAGTTGTGTTCTTAATATATCGTTAAATAGTTCAGTAAATTTCTTTCTTAATCTTTGAACAAATTTAGTAAACTTTAATTCATCTCTTGTAATTTCACTTGCTCTTCCAAGATTAAAACCTTGAGATGATTCTAAACGACTTACAGGTACGTTTAGTGATCTATAAAGTTTCCTTTGGAAATATTCAATGTCAGCAATCTCACCTAAGTTTTGACCACCTGGTAAAGTTGTAATATCAGTACCTCTGCCACCTTCTCTACTTGGTAACCAAAAGTCTTCAAGCATTGACATATAGTTTCTGTCATCTCGTATTTCACCTGTACTTGCGTCATAAACAAGTTTGTTTCTGTATCTTGCCATAACATCTCTAAGATATTGTTCTGCTTTGGCTTTTGGTAAATTACCTACATCAATCTTAAATATTCTTCTTTCAGGTGCTCTTGCAATTCTGTAAATAACAGTTGCGTCTTCAATCATTCTTAATTGATTGACTGGTTTAATTGCTTTATGTAAATGAGATAAAACAATATTTTTAGTTTGATCGATTAATCCTGAAGGACAAAATGCAATAGTATCAGTTGCAATTTTGATACCTGCTGTTGCAGCTGTTGCTCCTGAAATACCTTTTTCGTTATACATAAAGTATTCTACGTATTCATCTGACATTTTTAAACCTTGTTGAGGTGTGACAATGTCAGGTCTTCTTTTTCTAATTTCTCTTATTTTTTTAATTTTACGAGGATCAATGTATTTTAATTCTGTAATACCTTTTCTAGGGCTATCTCTATCAATTATTTTGTGATAAAAAATTCTTCCGTCAACATACCATCTTCTAAAGATGTCATGTCCCTTTGTATTAAAGTTTAATAATTTTAAAATCTCAGAAAATTCGTCTTCTATTTTTCTTCTTATTTCTTTTCCGTAAGGTAAATTGTTTACATTTACTCTAACGGCGTCTTTCATTTCGTTTGCAACAATAGCCTCGTTTACGATATCTTCTACAGCCATATCGCACTCGGGGTGTAATGCTACTTCTCTATATCTACGGATTAAGTCTGCTTCACTTCGAGCATTACCTTCCATGTCAAGGTAATGACCAAAATAACCACCAGCGGCGACGGTTTGTGTACCGTCTTCCGCTTGAGTGGTCGTAAAGCTTTGTCTTGGATCCTGCTCTTTTTTGAGCTTAGTAATAGAAAATCCAAATAGTTCAGCCATAATTTAATTCTCCTGTACTAATACTTATCCAACTATTAAGTAGTTGTATTTGTTTCAAAGTATTGGTATTGGAATGTTACATCAAAAGTTTCAATAGCGTCATTAGTATCGTAATCTAACGCAATCGCACCTATACTACTAGGATATATTCCTCTTAGTGTGTAGGCTTTGATATTGTTACCGTTACGATCTAAATGATCTACGAAAGCGTCAACTTGATAATCAGCAGGATTTGTTAATCCCTCGTTATCAGTCATATTGTTGATACCATTCTGCCATCTTTCGAAAGCATTTCTTAATTTGAAATTAGTATCATTATAGACTGTAACTGACCAATCACCAATTGTTCTATCACCAGCTATTTTAATCGGTCTGCCTCTAAAATTAACAGAAACAGTTCCAATATCCATAGATGGAATAGATGTTGATTTACATAAAAACGCCAGTTCTTCTATTTCTCCACCAACTTGTGCGTAACCAGGAAAAGGCATTGTAACCTTAAACTGATTGGCTCTAGCGCCACCGCCAGCAAGTTTAGCTTTGAAGTCATTAATGTTTGCCATTTTTTATTCTCCTCTTCTAAAATTACCCAGCGACTTCTTCAAAAGCCACGCCAGTTCTGGTTGCTACAAACTTCAATGTGATAAAGTTGATACTTCTTGCAGGTTTTACAAAAATTTCTGCAATAAATTCATTTCTATCAATTACTTCGCCTGTATTGTTAGTTTCATCACACACTACTAAAAAGTCTGTGATACCTCTTCGACCTTGTACTTCTCGTAAGAATGGTTCCACAATGTTTCTAAAGTTCGCTCTTGTAAATTCATCATTGAATTCAAACAATTGGAATTTAGAAGCTGTAGAGATTGCTTTTTCTAATACGATAAACAATCGTCTTACGTTAATACGATCAAAAGCACTAGGAGAAGATAATCCAGTTTTGTCTCCGAATAATACTGTTCCTTGACCAGGTACAGTTATTACTGGATTTACTCTATTTGGATATAATTCATCTCTTTGTGATTTAGTCGGATTATAAGCTAGTTTAACAGCGCCTCTTACAACACCTCTATTAAATCCAGCTGGAGAATACCAAGAGTCAGCGATTAAATCTGTTCTAGCCGATAATCCTGCCATATCTCCATTTAATGGTACATATCTGTAAACATCATTGTATCTGTCGTACATATATTTGTAACCAGAGTCAAATACAACATATGAAGATGATCTGATACCACTAAAGAATGATTTAACATTTGAAGTTTGTGTTGTTGAGTTTGCTATATCAACTACATCTGTTCTCTCTGGAGATACAAATACAATTGCGTCTTTTCTATTTTCAGCAATTGTAATTAGGTTATCTACGTGAGTAGCGTCACCACTTCCAGCAATGATAAGTCCTACATCAACTGTTTCAGCATCTTCAAATTTTTCATATGCTGTTTTGATTTGACCAACATTTGCATTTGTTCCGTTTGCACCTGCTGATAAAGACTCACTTGTAGGAGTTGTAACACTTGTAAAAGGAGTTCCACTTGCGTTATTACCCCAGTTACTTCCTGATGAGTTATGATCCATCCAATAGATGTACCTTGATGTATTTTGAATTACTGTTGGATAGTAATTTGAACCACCTTGAGGTGTTTTAGCGTCAGCAGCTTTTGAAACTTTTGAATAAGTTTCTAAAACTGTTCCTGGAATACCAGAAACTCCGCCGTCTTCATCAATTACTACAACATGCATTTCATCTGCTGATCCACTTCTTTCAGAAACGTATGTAGAAGTTCCTGGAGCACCACTTACTAAATCATAGTATCTCCATCTTCTTCTCACACTTGAACCATCAGCCACAGCAGTATGTAAACCGCCTTGACCTGATTCTTTTCTTACTATTGTAAGATCATTTGTTGAAATTGCTGTAACTCTATATTCATATCCAGCGTCTTCGCTAAAGTTAACGATATCTCCTACATTAAAACCAGTTGCGCTAGTTAATGTAACAGTTGTATCGCCTACTGCTAGGCCGCTGTCATTAATTGTTGTTTTTGCTGTTTCTTCATAAGCAGTAGCTGAAGGACAAGTAGCAACTAATAAGTTGTTACCCCAACTACCTGCTGTTCTAGCAGCAAATGTACCAACGGATCCTGATCCGTTAGCATAGTTATCTTTATAATCATCCAGATTCTTTATTAATAACGCAGTACCGTTTGATGTTGCGTTTAAAGCTCCTGTTTGCGTAGCTCGTACAACTCTTAGTGCATTAGAATATTGTAAAAAGTTTGCTGCTGAAAAAAAGTGTTCAAAGTTATTTGAATCAGGTTTTCCAAAATTTTCTACTAATTCCGCTTCACTAGAGATAGACACGATTTCATCTAAGGGGCCTTGATTGAATTGACCAGCAAAGGCGCCGATTGATGTTGAAACCGCAGGAATAATCCTTGTTATGTCTTGTTCCTGTACGAGAACACCTGGTGATACTTGAAATGCCATAGGTTTTCTCCTCTATTTAATTTGCAAATTATTTTTTATCATGTTTTATCAATTATTCGTATTATTCATACGCCCATAGTTAAAATCAAATTCTTTTCTTATTCATATTTATAATAACCGTAAACTACACTATATCCCTTTCCTTACCGCTGGAAACCATCTAGTACCATATTCATCAACGGTTTCCTCATCTATTACAGGATCGTTAATTCCATTATCTACAAATCCGAAAGGTGCCATATCTTCTTCTATTAACTTTTGTTGTTCTAAGTACATCTGACCTCTAACGTTTGAATCTGATAATTCTTTAAAGTATGGTTGATTAGATAGCCAACCAAATATAACTAAACACATCATTAAATCATCATTTGTGCCCTCTTCAGCTTGCCAACTATTACCTTTTCTAGTAAAAGTTGACATCTCGGTAATCAATTGAAAGTCATTTACAATAATCTTATCATTTTCTATTATTGTTTTTGCATTAGCACAGCCTATCTTTTTAATTTGTTTTGTCATTCGGACACCTAGTGAAGTACCACGTCCAGAGAACATAGCGCCAAGTATTTGACCTGCTCGACCCTTTTGAGTTGTCATTAAGATGTTGGGATATTCTAACTCATAATGCATTGTTTCGGATATTTGCTGTCCTAAATCATTTACTTCTACTAATACATGTGCGTCATTATAATTTACACAAACACTTTGAACTATATTAGGAAAAACAAATGGTTTAACTTCATTATTCTTGTAAGTTGCAACAACTCTATACGGTAATTTAGTAACATCTAATATTATAAAAGCTGAATAATCTCTATTTGTACCACGAGCAACATCAACCGTACAAACATATAATTTTCCTTTTTCAGGCCTTTCAAACATTTGCAATCCATTTCTACTTTCAATAGGTGTAATGTAAGGCAAAGTTTTAATTTTTGACGGAGATATAAGAGTATCTACCGAACCTAAAAACTCACATTCAAATTCTTGTTGGAATTGTTCTGGTGATGTATTTCGTATTGTCATTTCTTTCCAAGCTTCATCTCTACCAGGAACTTCCGACCAATGTACTTCTATAGGAATATAATCATTTTTTTTATTTTTTGCGTCTGTCCA